CTACAAAGAAGAATTCAAGCCGCAGGTGGCTAACCAAACTCAGCCTTAGGACCGAGTGGGCGGCTGCTGCCCGGGCTAAGGAATTCGCTACTCCACAGCCCAAAGTGAGCAAATTCATGTTGACATGTCACTATTAAAACTGTATACTTGTTTTTTTAGGAGGCTCTATGAGCAAGACATTTAACGGCGAACAAAAACTCAAACTCACCCAAATCATCAACGAAGGTATGGCAGTGCTTCACGAGATCGAAACACTCAATGGTGGACTAACTGATACCATCAAGGCTGTGGCCGAAGAGTTAGAAATCAAACCTGCTATTCTCAAGAAAGCCATCAAGCTGGCACACAAGGCCGAGTTTGGCAAAGAGAAGCAGGATCACGAGACTCTAGAAACTATTCTTGAGACCGTTGGCAAAACTTTATGACCCTTCTATCTACCAATATTTGGCAAGCTGATCCAATCTTTTCTGCTACGAAAATTATTGAGGATTTGGCATCTTTGTCAAAGATTGCGACTCAGCAGGTCAAACAGGTTGATCCAAAAAAAAATTTAATGGAAAGATGGGTAGATGGTTTATTTGTTGATAAATTTTTAGATAGTCCACTTTTCCAAAATTCTCTAGTCATTACGAACAATATAATCCAGTGCTCTGCCGAAGATAAAAAACACATTTACACAGTGAACCCCACATTTTATGGAGTATATCACGCAGAGTATCCTGATTATTCTGTCAACATTAATAAAGATTTTAACTGTTTGATTAATAGATTTGATATCTTCCGTCAAAGTTGGGTATATCAATTGATTCGACGAAAACTATTTGAACACGGATACATTTCATTTAATTGTGAAATGAATTTAAATCGTATACCTAGCAACGACTATAAAAATTTATCAGCAAGTGCTGCATTTGATCTTGCCTTTGAACAGTACAATAAAATATTTGATGAAGAACACAAAATAATACGAAATCAAATACCGTATAAAAATTTTGAAGACAACGGCGATGTTGCGCCAGTTATTCTGTCTTCAAAATTTTCTATTGTATTAGAAACTTTTTTCCATGACAATAGAGTGATAACATATAGTGAAAAAATATTTAGGTGCCTACAATTGCCAAGACCATGGGTATTGTTTTCCACACAGTTTGCTATAGATAATTTAAGGAAACTTGGGTTTGATGTCCTTGATGACATAGTAGATCATAGATACGACAATATAGAAAATTTGATAGAAAGACAAGTAGCCATTTTAGACCAGTGTGAAATTCTTAAGGACCTTGATATAAACAGCGTTTTGCAACGATGCCAGCAGGCGACATTGCATAATAAACACCTGTTACAATCCATGAAGCAGAATTTGATGCCCAATTTTAAACAAGATCTTATGAACGCCAAAGAACAAATTTTAGGTTTGTAACACAGGGCCTTGTAAAATAAATATCTTATGATACACTATCGAGCCATTCCTGGACTGCAACTTGACTCTGAGCTACAACAACTCTTGGAAAATCTTGATTGGCAAAAACTCACAGTAACTACCGAAGCCAATCGAAAACAAGTTTTCCGGCGCATGATTCAGGCCGGCAACTGGGCTGACTATTTGGCAGTGTATGGTTGGTTGCTGGGCAAGATTGGTGTAGTAAAAAATTTGCGACTCGATAGTGACCTTGAACAGGCAATTACTAAAATTATACAAAATTACTTTGAATGTGACGAAGCGCCAGTACTAAGACTGCAAGTTATGTTTGGCGGAAAAATGTTACCGTTGCATACAGATATAACTAGACATGCAAGTTTGATATTTCCCATTGCCAATCATCTCAGTGCAAGAACTAACTTTTACGAATCAATGATTGACTTTGATACAGCATTGCCAAACCCCATGCAGTGTATGTGCGTGGAGTCCACTGTGATCACAGTGCCTACGTTGATTGACACCGACTGCATACATTCTGTGGTGTATATTGAGCCAATTACCAAACAACGTCCAAGAATATCGCTCACTGCCAAATGGGCCAACACAAAATTTCGGGATCTAGTATGAACAAAGCGCAACAGCATCTTAAAGAAAGTGAGATGTCGTACTGGGAACATCTTGGTCACAGTGCCAGGCAAAGCAATAGACTGATTGTGATTGCATTAAAGAGCTATGTGCATGGCGTATTGCCTTGGTTTTACACCTCTGATGGGCCGCTGGGAATTTATAGGATCTATCAAGAAATACGCCGTATGCATCACGTTCAACAGATATTTAAAAATGACAAATAAAAAATCAATGGTTACCATTCTAGGATTCAGTCAAGCTTCAGTCACAGCCGACTTCATTGGCATGATGACTCAAGCCGGAATTGACGTTAATGTACAAGCACCTGAAGATTTTTTTGCTGGCAATTTTGATCGCCATTCTGAATATATTATTTCAGTTACTCGGGATCTTGAATTACGAAAACAATTGAGCGTTGTATTGGATCAAGAAAATCTCAATAGAGCAACATTTGTTCATCACACCTGCTGGATTGACCCAACTGCACAAATTGGGCCCGGGACATTTATCAGTCCGTTTTGTACTGTGGCATCTAATAGCACAGTTGGAAAAGACTGCTTGCTGGCACCCTATTGCTTGATTGGGCATGTTAGCAAGATTGGGGACGGATGCTTGTTCAACCCCGCAGTGACCATTGCTGGCAGTTGCACGATTGAAAATCACTGCAAGTTTAATCTTCGCAGCAGTGTGATTGATAAGATTTTTATCTGTACCGGATCTGAAATTGGTGCAGGATCCATGGTTACTAAATCCATTGAGCAACCAGGCAAATATGTTGGTACGCCTGCAAGAAAAGTTGTTTGACATCTGCAAAGATAAGTAGTATAATACAACGAGTCGCTCACATTACGAGCATGTAGCAAGGCCTATCCGGCCACAAACGGAGAACAATGAGTTATATTGACGCACTATTTGATCGTGAACACGATCGCATACATGTTGTAGAACGTCGCGATGGCGAACGAGTCTACAAAGAATATCCTGCCAACTACATATTCTATTACGACGACCCTAGAGGCAAGTTTCAAAGCATCTACGGCACGCCGGTAAACAGATTTTCATCACGCAACAACAAAGAATTTCGCAAGGAAGTTCGCAGCCAGTCTGGCAAGCAATTGTATGAATCAGACATCAATCCTATCTTTAGATGCCTGGAAGAGAACTACAAAGATCAAGATGCCCCCGGACTTCACACAGCGTTTTTTGACATCGAAGTTGCATTTGATCAAGAGCGTGGATTCTCGCCTGTGGCAGATCCCTTCAATCCCATCACTGCCATATCCATATACTTGGATTGGCTGGATCAAATGATCACACTGACTGTGCCGCCCAAACACTTGAGTTGGGACACAGCACAAGAACTGGTGAGTGAATTTGAAAACACCATCTTGTTTGAACATGAAGAAGACATGATCAAGATGTTCCTGGATGTGATTGAAGGTGCAGACGTGCTCACCGGTTGGAACTCAGAAGGCTATGACATTCCTTACACAGTAAATCGTACCACAAGAATACTCAGCAAGGATGACACTAGGCGTTTTTGTTTGTGGGGACAGTTTCCCAAGCAACGGATGTTTGAACGCTTTGGTGCAGAGAATCAGACTTACGACTTGATTGGTCGTGTGCATATGGACTACATGCAGTTGTATCGCAAGTACACATACGAAGAACGTCATAGCTACAGTTTGGATGCTATTGGTGAATATGAACTGGGCGAACGCAAAACACAGTTTGAAGGCACACTGGATCAGTTGTACAATCAACACTTCAAGAAGTTTATTGAGTACAACCGCCAAGACACCATGATCATTGCCAAGTTAGACAAGAAATTGCGTTTTTTGGATTTGGCCAATGAACTGGCACATGCCAATACTGTGTTGCTACAAACCACAATGGGCGCTGTGGCAGTGACTGAACAGGCCATCATCAACGAAGCACATGAGCGTGGCATGGTTGTGCCCAATCGCAAGCAACGCCTTACTGATGATGACACACAAGCCGCAGGCGCTTATGTTGCGTATCCCAAGAAAGGCTTGCACATGTGGATTGGATCGGTAGACATCAATTCACTGTATCCATCTGCTATTCGTGCCATGAACATGGGTCCTGAAACTGTGGTTGGTCAATTGCGGCAGACCATGACTGATCATTTGATCAAAGAACGAATGGCCAAAGGCGACTCATTTGCGGCTGCATGGGAAGGCTTGTTTGCCAGCTTGGAATATACTGCTGTAATGGAACAACAGCGTGGCACAGAAATTACCATTGACTGGGAAGGTGGCGAAGAGTCAGTTCACTCGGCCATGGAAATTTGGCACATGATCTTTGACTCACATCAACCGTGGATCCTTACTGCCAATGGTACCATTCTCACTTATGAGAAGAAAGGTATTATTCCTGGCTTGTTGGAACGCTGGTATCGTGAACGACAAGAGCTACAGGCCAAGAAAAAAGACACCAAGGATCCCAAAGAGATTGCGTTCTGGGACAAGCGTCAGTTGGTCAAGAAGATTAACTTGAACAGTTTGTATGGTGCTATTCTAAATCCAGGCTGTAGATTCTTTGACAAGCGTATTGGTCAATCAACCACACTGGCAGGTAGATCAATTGCCAAGCACATGGATGCTCACATCAACGAGTGCATCACAGGCGAATATGATCATACAGGCAAGGCCATCATCTACGGTGATACAGACTCATGCTATTTTTCTGCATGGCCTGTACTGGAAAAAGAAGTTGCAGAAGGGCGTATGGAATGGTCGAAAGAAACTTGCATCCAACTATATGACTCAATTGCAGATCAAGTTAATGAGAGCTTTCCAGGCTTTATGGAACAGGCATTCCATTGTCCAAGAGACATGGGCTCGCTAATCAAAGCAGGTCGTGAACTGGTTGCTGACCGCAGTTTGTT